TACTAACATTACAGGTACATTACCTACAGGTAATGGTGGTACAGGTGCTACAAGCTTTTCTCCTGGTAAAATTTTACAAGTCATAAATAGTGTTAATGGCACAATAGATTCAACAACAAGTTCATCTTTAGCAAATACTTCAACAACGGCTTCAATTACTCCAAGTGCAACTTCAAGTAAAATTTTGGTAATTGCTAAAGTTAATGGAATATATTGTAGGCATGAATCTACTTCGTTAGATTTAGCTATTAATAGAGACTCAACTCAAATTGTAGATTTTGGTGGTACTGTTGGATATAATACAGAAGAAGGAAGTAATGATAGTGGACAAACAGGTGACGGAGTAACATTTTTAGATACTCCAAGTTCTACTTCAAGTTTAACTTATACTATTAGATTTGCTAGTTCAGATAACTCAAATCAAATACAAATTAATAATTATATTAGAGGTAGTATCAGACCAAAAAGTTCTATTACCTTAATGGAGATTGGAGCATGACCGATATAAAAAACAGAAAAAGTGTAATTAAAGCTATACTTGTTTTAAATTCAAATGCTAAAGTTGTTGTAAGAGGTGATGATAATTTAGATACTTGTGAAATAGAATGGCTTGATGAAACAACACCTATTTCTAAAGAAGATATAAAAGTAGAGTGGGATAAACTTTAATGACACAGGATGTCAGGAGTGTATAATGACATTCTAGGAGACTAATTTATGGCGTTTGGTATAACAACTTTTGCAGAAGCACCTTTTTCGGCACAAGGCCAACAGAACGCTGTCGTAGCCGTATCAGGGCTGTCTCTTACTTCTAGTCTTGGATCAACAACCATTGGTCTAAATCCAACCATTACAGGATTCAATCTTACCTCTTCAGTAGGTAACGTATCTTTACAAAATGTAGCACGACCAAGCGGTCAAGCAATGACTTCCGCTGTTGGTGGTGTCGGTATTAGTGCAGGTCATGTCATTGAGCCAGCAGGTATTGGTGCAACATTAGCACTTGGTACACCGACACTTGAAATTAGCACGCATGAATTAATACAAGGATTTGAATTAACATCGGCTGTTGGTACACCAGCAATTGAGATTAATGCAGTAGCGACACCGAGTGGTTTAGCACTGACCTCGGCTCTCGGAACCGTAACACCAGAAGTTGTTGTTCAACCTTCAGGCTTATTTATAGGCACATCATTAGGTGCTACCGTAGAAGTTGGTGATGCAAACGTACCATCTAAAGGAATGGAGATCACGAAAGTAGTTACTGTTGTAAGTACAGGTAGTGGTAATAAATACTTTATAGACGGCGTACAACAAGACACGTTAGAACTTAAAGAAGGTAATACCTACACTTTTGATCAAGCAGCAGGAAGCAATTCTGGACACCCACTTCGTTTCTCTACAACGTCAGATGGAACGCATAATAGTGGAACGGAATATACAACAGGTGTAACAACAAATGGAACACCTGGTAACGCAGGAGCATATACAAGAATTAAGGTAGCTGATTCAGCACCGACATTATATTACTATTGTACAAATCACTCAGGTATGGGTGGTCAGGCAAACACGCCTGTTAATAATGATTTCCCTGGTCAAGCAGTAACATCAGCACTTGGAACACCTGTTGTATCAGCGACAGCAACAGTGCTACCAGTTGGACAATCTATATCCATGTCTCTTGGTACACCAAGTCTATCGGTTAGCTCCGTTGCTACACCGACAGGGCTTTTATTGACCGCGGAACTCGGCACACCAGCGATATATTCATGGCGAGAAGTTGACGACTCTGAAACTTCAACATGGACAGAAGTTGATGATAATGCTACAATGAACTGGTTAGATGCAGCATAAATTATGAGTACATATTCAACACGATTAAAAGTAGAACTAATTGGCTCAGGAGAGCAATCAAACTCTTGGGGTAATACAACAAACAATAACTTTGACCAAGTTTTCGAACAGTCAATTGCTGGTGTATACAGCAAAAACTTAGGAGCAGCGTCTAGCCCTTACACATTAACATCAGGTAACGGACCACAAACACAAGCAAATAATGAAGCAAGACAAGCAGCAATCGTATTTACAGGTCATAGTAGTGACTTTATTATACAGTTTCCTGCTGTAGAAAAATTATACTTTCTACGTAATGCAAGTGCTTCTAATAAAATTACAGCAAGATTAGGGTCATCAGGTAATACGTTTGTTCTTAATCCTTCAAGAAATGTTTTTTTAACAACAGATGGTACAAACTGGTTTGAACTACAAACACAAGGTAGTGACTGGTTAACAAAAACAGGAACATACACAGCTTTCGCTGGTGATAAAATATTTGTTAATACATCAAGTGGTGCATTTACTATTACCTTACCAGCTTCACCGAGTGCTGGTGATGAGGTACGTTTTTTAGATTTAGCAAACACATTTGATTCAAACAATTTAACTGTTGCTCGTAACAGTGAAAAGATTGATGGGGCGACATCGGATTTAACAGTAGCAACAGAAGGTGCTGCTTTTGCGTTGGTCTATTCGGGATCAACATATGGATGGAAACTACTGGAGAAATAATATGGCAACATACGCATCTATTCGTTATAAATTTTCAGGCGCCAATGTTTCAGGCGTTGCACAAACAGCAAGTAATTTAAGTGATCTAGCTGACGCATCAACTTCAAGAACTAATCTTGGCGTAGCAATTGGAAGTAATGTTCAGGCATTTATTTCTGCAACTGCAGGAACAAATGCTAACGGTACAAGAACAGTAAGCACATCAGCTCCGAGTGGCGGATCTAATGGCGATATTTGGTATCAATATAGCTAATGCATAATGCCAGTATATGTTAAAGATGGTGGAGCTTGGCGTACAATAGATAGACTCTATGTGCGTGACGGAACTTCTTTTACGAATCAAACAATAAATAATGTTTATGTAAAGAACAGTGGTACATGGGAAAATGTTTTTGTTATCTTTGAAACACCTACTTCTTTTACAACAGGATCTTCAGGATCAATTGCAGTACCTGCTTTAGCAAACGCGATACATATAAAACAAGCTGTTGCTGGTGGGTCAGGTGGCTATAGAGGTGCTGATTATGATAAAGCTGGCGGTGAATCAGCGGGTCCAGGTGGAGCATCAGGTGCTTTTATTTCTGACATGGTGTTTAATATAACAGGTGGTGAAAATTTAACTTTAAATATTGGCACAGGCGGTGCTGCAGGAACGGGAACATATTCAGGTAACTCAGGCACAGGTGGTAATACAACTTTGTCAGGTTCATCTTCAGGTTCTATATTTACTTTAGGGGGAGGCGGAGCAGCTTCCGTATCAGGGGGAGGCGTGCAAGGTCCTCTTCGTTCTAATAGTGCTAGTACAGGTGGAACAAGATCTGGTTTTGCTACTCCTCGGTCATCAGGAACAACAGTAGATGGTTTAAATATTACAAGCTTTCAATCAGGGCCAAGAGGTGCTTTTAATCAACAAGGCAATGGAACAGCAGGAGCAAATCCTGGTAACTGTTCTGGTGATAACTGTACTATTGGTGGCGGTGATGGTGGTGATCCTTATGGTGGTTCAGTAACAACAGGTGGTACTGGTGGCGCAAACGGTAATACAGCAGGAACGGCTGGCACACAAGGTGGCGGCGGTGGAGGAGGAGGCACAGAGCCTGGATCTTCTGCTGGTGGAGCTGGTGGAGCTGGTGAATTTATTTTTAGATTTATGAGGATTGCATAATGCTAACAAAATTAAATATAGCTCCTGGTATAGATAAACAAGATACAGAATACGGTGCTGAAGGTCGTTGGACCGATGCACAAAATGTACGATTTCATTATGGATTGCCACAAAAAATAGGTGGCTGGACAACAATTATTACAGACACACTTATCGGTGTTGCAAGAGATCAACACACATGGACAGATTTAAATGGTGTACGGTACGCGGCCATCGGCACCGATAGAAAATTATATATTTACACAGAGGGTACAGCATATGATGTAACTCCTATACGTCGTGGTCCTACATCTTTAACAAATCCTTTTACAACAAACGGTACCAACAACGTTACTGTAGCGGATACAGGACACGGTGCTTTACAAGGTGATTTTGTAACCTTTGATTCTTTCTCTGCCATAGACGGTTTAGACATGAATAATGAATTTGAAATTACATCTGTTACCAATGCTAACTCTTATGTTGTAACACATACAGGTACAGCATCTGGCTCCACAGCAGGTGGTGGAGGTTCAGGTAATGCAAACTATCAAATAAGTATTGGACAAGAAACATCAACTTATGGTTATGGTTGGGGTACAGATGTGTGGAATACAGGAACGTGGAACACACCAAGGTCTACTTCTACAGTAACTATTGATGGTCGTAACTGGTCTTTTGATACGTTTGGTGAAGATTTAATTGCCACCGTGCATAAAGGTAAAACTTTTCGTTGGGATACTTCATCAGGTACAACCACCAGAGCTGCTGTTATTACACAAGCTCCAACAAGTTCACGATTTAATTTAGTTTCTATGCCAGACAGACATGTATTTTTATTTGGTACAGAAACAACTATTGGTACGGCTTCTACGCAAGATGATTTATTCTTGCGGTTTTCCTCCCAAGAAGACTTTACGGATTGGACTCCTGCTGCAACAAACACAGCAGGTTCCTTCCGTATTCAAGATGGATCAAAAATTGTAGCAGCGGAAAGATCACGTAACGCTGTTCTTGTATGGACAGATACTTCACTACATGCACTACAATTCGTTGGTGCTCCTTTTACTTTCTCTCTCGTTCAATTAGGTGGTGGATGTGGGGCTGTTGGCGTACATTCTGCGGTCGATATTAATGGTGTTGCTTATTGGATGTCACAAAATGCTTTCTTCCTATATGATGGTACAATTCGTAAATTACCTTGTTCTGTACAGGACTTTGTTTTTGAAAATTTTAGCGCGGCCCACCAACCAGAAACATATGCTGGTGTTAATTCTGAGTTTAATGAAATAACATGGTTCTATGCTTCTAATGGATCAAACTATATTGATCGTTCCGTTACATACAATTATTTGGAAAAAACATGGTACACCAATACCTTAGCAAGAACTACTTGGACAGATTATGGTGTCTATCAAGAACCTTATGCAACATTATATAATCCTACAGCTACGGCAACGACACCTACCGTATTAGGGTTAACAGATGGCGCTACTACGTATTATCAACATGAAACAGGTAGTAATGATAACTTAACGGCAATGACAGCTTTTATACAGTCAGGAGACTTTGATATTCAAGATGGACAGCAACTACTACATGTAAGTCGTGGTATACCTGATTTTAAAAACCAAATAGGAAATGCTACTATAACAATGAATTTCAAAACATACCCTAACGATACATCATCAACTACTGTTGCCAGAACTGTTAGTTCTAGCACGACAAAATTTGATACACGTGGTAGAGGTAGACAAACAAATTTAAAAATTGAAAGCACAGATCTTAATGCAGATTGGCGATATGGTACACTGCGTTTAGATGTGCAACCAGATGGTGGACGATGATTGATAAACCTTTATATCAAAATCCTTTAGGGGGTGGCCAAGCAACTCTTGTTCCTAACCCTGGTGCTGGAACTGTACCAAGAGGTGGGGCTCAAGATGTTGATCCGATCATGCAAGGATTTCACAATTCTGAGTTTCGTAAAAACGCTAACATGATGCAGCAAGACGCTGTTAATTTTAAATATAAAGGTCAAGACATGATGATGAATGGCTCAATGTCAGGAGCTTTTAAACAATATTTAGACTCAATTGGTAAAGGTGATTTGTATGAATCAAATATTTTAGGTGGTGAGTTAGCTACAGTTAACCCTATTGTTTCGGACAATGATCCTTATGATTTAGGTTCTGCTAAACCTGGTGTTAACCCTATTGTTTCAGACCCTTCATCATCTATAGCTTCAATAAACGGGCCAGGCTTACTTGAGGGGCCTCCTGTGTTTATGACACCAGGTCTTCCACCTCAAGAAGAATATGATCCTGATAAATACGCTGATTTTGCACAAAAGGCACAGATAAAAGGCCCTGGAGACACACTGTTTGATGTAGCAAATAACCCTTACAACAGAGTTGGACAACAGCTCATGGGCCCTAATCAATTCAACGATCAATTTTCTTCTATGGGAGACAGATTAACAAAACTAGAAGAAGGTATTGCAAGTTTATTAAATCAAAACAGAGGTTTTGGTTTTAATAGTATGCAGCCTAGATATGGCGCACCTAATTATGGTTATTCACCTTTTTCTATGACAGGATTAGGTTCTTTATTTGGAGGTTATTATGGCTAAAATAGCAACAACAAGATTACCTGATGCAACACCTGATTATCAGGCAGATCAATTTAACGCTCTTATTCGTATATTAGAGCAGATTACACAACAATTGAACTTTGGTTTTCAACAAGATATAAAGGACGATTCAACGGCTAGGAGCTGGTTCCGTGTCTGATATTTTTATTAGTAGATCAAAAACAGGTACAGGTAGTGCTGTTGCTGTATATACAGTACCGACAGCAGACTCAGGAGCCGTGCCTCCCGTACCACCGACCACGGCTATAATTAAAAGTATTCGTTTATCTAATCAAACAGGAGGTGCTGTCACAACAACAGTATCCGCTTTTGATAACAGTAATTCTAATTTGGAAATACCTTTACATATAACAAGTTTAGCCGATGCTTCAGAAGTAGAAGTATTATCTGATGGTGTTCCTATTGTATTAGAACAACAAGATGCTATTAAAATAACAGGTACTGGTGTAAGAATACTAATTAGTATATTGGAGATAACGTAATGTCAGAAATAGGTA